AAAGTGTTAACCGGTGAACATAGAGATGAATATATTAATATCTATCAAGCCATTGATACGGGCTATGGAATTTGGGTAGTTAATAGATGGTTACAGGCTTTACACGATAATATCAGCGTGGAGTTTAAAAACTATCAGTCGTATACCGAATTAATTCAAACTATCCTTGCTACTATCAAAGATAAAACAGTATTCACAATTGATTATCAGAAAGATAACGTATCTTTGGTCAAAGAGGGATAAGAGTTTATGGAGCTATACAAGGGATATATTAAAACAAAAAATAAGAGAGCTGCTGAAAAGTTTAAAGGGCTTGAAACCTTCAAAACGTACGATGAGGTAAAAGCATATGATGAGTTCGCCGGTATACTTGCCGAAGATACGATTTTGATTGATATTGACAATAAAGCACAGTCCGATGATTTGATGAATATTGTGCAGGCGTTACAGCTTAAATGTCGAGTGTATGAGACTACACGAGGACGCCATTTTCTATTTAAAAATTCAAACGTGGACAAATGCTCCACTAAAAGCACGTTGGCTATTGGCTTATTGGCTGATATTAAAATCGGCTCAAAGGCAAGTTATGAAGTGCTGAAGTATGAAGGCGTGGAACGTGAAAAGTCATACGATACAGGCGATTATGAATCGTTGCCGGTGTGGTTATTACCGATTAAAGGTGGTAAGAAATTTGATGATTTAGTAGAGGGTGACGGGCGGAATCAAGCGTTCTTCAATTACATTCTGACGTTACAAAGTGCCGGTTTAGGGATTGAAGATATAAGGACTTGTATTCGCTTAATTAATCGGTATGTACTGAAAGAACCGCTATCTGATGAGGAATTGGAAGTCATTTTAAGGGACGACGCATTCCAAAAGGAATCGTTCTATACGGGTCGTACGTTTAACTTTGATGTGTTTGCTACATTCTTAAAGAATACCTATCGCATTATCAGAATAGACGGACAGCTCCACTATTACAAGGACGGTATTTACATTAAGGGTATGAGAGAGCTTGAACATTTGATGATTAAGTACATTCCAAACCTTAACCAAGCGAAACGACGGGAAGTATTGGCGTATTTAGACGCTTTAATTCTTGATAATACGCCAATGGCTCCGGCTCATTTAATCGCATTCAGGAATGGCATTTTAAATATTGAAACTATGGAATTACTTGAATATTCACCGTCGGTTGTATTAGTAAATAAAATTGACTGGGATTATAACCCGAACGCCTATGACGAGTTAGTGGATAAAACACTCAATAAAATCAGTTGCGGAAATAGTGAGATACGCTCGAACCTTGAAGAAACCGTCGGTTATTGCTTATTTCGACGTAACGAATTAGGCAAGGCGGTTATATTAACCGGTGAGGGGAGCAACGGGAAGTCTACATATTTAAAGATGATTCAAGCGGTTTTAGGTGACGATAATATATCAGCACTTGATTTAAAGGAAATCGGCGATAGATTTTCAACAGTCATGATTTATCAAAAATTAGCTAATATCGGTGACGATATCAGCGGTGAATATATTCCGGATACCGCCGTTTTTAGAAAAGTCGTTACAGGTGATACGATAACGGCTGAACAGAAAGGTCAACCAAAATTTGAGTTTAAACCGTATTGTAAGTTGATATTCTCTAGTAATAACATTCCACGATTAGGTAAAGGTAACGACTTTTCAGCGGTTAAACGTCGGTTAATTATTATTCCGTTTAACGCTAAATTTAGTAAAGACGACCCCGATTTCGTTCCATATATTATTGATGAATTAAAAGCACAGACCGCCATTGAATATTTCATAGTATTGGCGATTGAAGGACTTAAACGAGTATTAGCTAATAAGGCGTTCACAGAAAGTGTTTTAGGGGGGAAGGAATTAGCTACATATGAAAATATGGTTGATACCGTGAAAGGGTTTTTAGAGGAATATAAGTTAAATAATTTTATCAATCAGCCCGTTAAAGATGTACATCGTGCATATGAAATTTATTGTGAGGATAATAAACTGACGGCTATAGGGCGTAACTTCTTTGTTACACGAATAAAGAAAATAACCGATTTAAAGGTTAAACAACAAAGGGTAAACGGAAAACGTATACAAGTATTTCATAATGATTGATAGTTGGTAGATTAAAAGGACGGTTATTTTTAACTGTCCTTTTATAGTGAGGTGAAATGTATGAGTAATGATGAAAAATATACTATAACCCAAAATAAAGCCCCGTTTACGATTAACTATGAGCTAGTCATTACTAACGGCGATGATAGTTATTTAGTTGACCCTGTTGGCGGTGTACGTTTATCACGCTCCATGAGGGGCGTTCCTGCTAAATTGACGTTTGGCGTATTGAGTGATGATGTTTTAAATTTCAAAGAAGGTAATAGAGTACAGTTTAAGGTTAATGGTGAACTTGTATTTTTGGGTTTTGTATTCGAGAAAGAACGCAATAAAAAAGGCGTTATTAAAGTATTATGCTATGACCAATTACGGTATTTTAAATATAAAGATTGTTTGGTGTACAGTGCTAAAACAGCCGGTGAGCTGCTTAAAATGATATGTGATGATTACGGCTTTAACATGGGCGATATTGCCAATACGGTATACCGCACACCGGATACACCACAACGATTAGAACATGACAAGTCACTAATTGATATGATTAATTACATACTCGACCAAACACTCATTAATACGCCAAACCATGATATGTATCACTTGTACGATGATGGCGGTAAAATTGTATTGGCAAGTAACGAACAAATGAAACTTGATGTATACATTGACGGTGAAACATTAGAAGATTTTCATCATACAACATCTATTGATAAGGATACATATAATATGGTTAAAGTTATGCGTCAAGTACCGGATGGGGAACGTAAAAAGCTTGTTAAAACCGGTATTGTTACCGATGATGAACACATCAAAGAATGGGGGCGTTTACAATATTTATTGTTGCCCTCTGACAAACAAATAAACGCCGTTGAGCGTGCTAAACGAATATTGGAAATAAAGAACCGCAAAACGCGTGAAATTCAATTAAGAAATGTATTAGGGGATATACGGGTTAGGGGCGGTTCAATACTCTTTGTATCGTTGAATTTAGGTGATGTAACATTAAATAATTATGTTATGGTTCAATCCGTCGACCATGTATTCCGTGAAGGACTTCATATGATGGACTTAGACTTATTTTATTCAGAAAAAACCGGTCAATATGAGGTTCAGTATGATAATGATACAGAAACCTATAAACAAATTCAAAACGCCCAAAACACACGCTATACAGGGGTTAATGATACAATGGTTAACAGTGGTCAAGTTGATACGGCTTTTAGTGCTAATGATGGGCGTATAAGCCCGTACGGTGGCGTTGGTTGTGTTGATACTGTAACGGCAACAGGGGCGTATTACAGTGCTGATTTAAAAGCAGAATACGACGCCGGTACGGTTAATGTGGACGCATTATGTAATAACTTACAAGCTAAAGGTCATGTGGTAGAACCGTTCAATGGATACGCTAATAAGGGTGATATTCTTGTATATGGTAACCGTGACCATGTTGTTATTTCTGACGGTGTAGGTGGAGCATTCGGTAACTCCTCGTCTAGCGGTCATGCTATGCGTTACTCTGACGCTAACTATGCATGGGGTAACGGCGAACCGCCTACTGAAATAATTAGAATGTAACCTAGCGATAATATTAAAAGTCTGATATAATAAAAGTGTTAAAAAGTGTTAAATTATGTTAAATTATGTTTAAAAACGTGTATAATATACAGTAAAAATATACAAAATTCAACATTATTATACATAACATTCTGTAATATTTTATAAAACCGCATGAATACAGGGTATTTGTTATAAATAACTTCCGATATTACTTCCAATAACAATAAATTATCGGAAGTAATGCTGTACCCATGTGTTTGGGTAATAGGTGGTGGATATTATGTCAGATGAAATAAAGGTGTATACGGTCAAAGAAGTATGTGAGATTTTAAAAATATCTCGTACGACGCTTTACAAAATGGTTGACGATGGAATATTAACCGGTGTACGGATAGGTAAACATTTACGGTTTACTCATGAAGAATTAAACCAATTAATATATGGAAAAGAAGAAAACCGCCA